GCCAAATTTACGAAAAAAGTTACTCTAATCCTTTTTCTTTTTTTAATTTATTAACAACCTCTTTATAATAACTTATCTTTTCTTCATAATCTACCCTAGACATTTTTAAAGTGTTCCTAGACTTAAACTGTATTTCTTCTGCTGTACCTTCTCCATACTTTGAGTCTAAATGAAGTCCGAACTTATACTGTTCGCCCTGGCCAAAAAGATTATCGGCAGGCGACTGTGCCTGTACATTAGTCTCACACCAACGAGTCGCTAGTCTTTTTCTTGACATAAAATGACCTGCGTGCATACTCTTATAATGATATACTCTTCCTGATGTAAAACATTGTACCATACCATACTCGTTAGAATCTCTGAGTCTTATATAAAGACTGAACCATTTATCAAGTTCTTTTTTTAGTTTACTTATTGATTTCATAGCCTAACTCTGATCTCCATTTGTCTTGAATAACTCCTTTACGAGAATTATATACTTGCCCTCTAAATTCAGGACTTTCTTCTTGTATCTTTGCTCTCATTCTTCTAATAGTCTCAGGATTCGTTAATTGACTTTGAGCAAACATTCCAAGTAAATCTCTAGCAGACATTTCATCAATATCTTTATTCTTCCTGTTTAATTCTTCAGACCAATAATTAGCCATCAGTCTACTATCGCTATCTTTTAAAGTAGGGTATTTTAGTAGTAGGTTTTTGATTACTTCTTTTGTTTTCATTTCTTATAGTTTAAAGTTCATCTTCAAATTTAGTACAAAAATAAGCTTCTAATATACATAATAAAAGAAGTATTAAATATATGGTTGTTAATATCTTCATTTGAGTAGTTTTTTTGGTTCTTGATAATAAGGTACATTTTTTATCTTTAAAGTTTCTGTTTGATAAGTTGCATCATCTACTGTTTTTTTATGAGCATACACCCATTTGTAGAAAGTTCTAATATTTAAAAATGGTTCATCTTTGCCAAATCTTACGCCTATTCGAAAGGCATCTTGTATTTGATTGAAAGTCATTTTACCGAATCTTCTTTCTCTTATTAAATCAGTTGCAAATATCTTACTAAGACTTGCCATAGTTTGTGGATCTGTTTTGTGTCCTATTTCTACTGAAGTTGTAGCAATTAAATCAAGCACCTTAGAGGTTAATTCTTTTAAGTCTTCTTGGTATAGTGGTTTCATAATAATTTTTTAGCTTCTTGCCAAGCATTGATTTGAGCATCTAGCTTTGACATTGTTGGTTTTGGTTTGTTCCATTTCGTTTCATTTTTCGCCCAACGCAATAATCGTAATTTTATTTCAAATGTAGACTGTTTCTGAAATCTCATTTTCTTTTTTCCTTCAGTCCAATAGTTAATAAAGTCCTCTAACATACTTTTAGGATAATCAAAAGTCATAACCTCAGAAATAAATTTTTCCTTTATAGATATATTATTACTTGTAGTATTATTACTTGTATTATTTACTTTGACTATTTTGTCAATAGGGTTATCTACTTTTTTGTCAATACCTATAATCCTTTTTACAATTTCTTTATTTGTATTGCGTTCTATTTGTATTGTTATAAATCCTAACTTACTTAAATCTGATAGCCATCTAGATATAGTATTTTTACTTACTCCATATAATTCAGCAAAGTATTTATTACTAGCAAAACAATACCCTAGCTTATTACTTAGTGCTGTAATCTCTCCGTATAATAATTTAGCATTAGGCTTTAAGCTAGAGTATCTTACTTTTGCAGGTATTATAGCGTAGTAGGTAGGCTTCTCTGTCATAAAATATTAATATTATAGTTGCAATCCGTGAGGGCTAACTTACATAAATCTAACTGATTAGAAAAATCTCTATAAGAAACTTTTATATCTACCTTAACTTTTCCTGATCTTACTCGTATAGTTGTCTGAGGTCTTGCACTATGACTGACTCCTGCTTGCCTTAAAAATTCTCTTAGATGATACTTGTCTATAAAAGTCCTTTTAGCTCCCTGTATTTCGTTATATGCGTTATATATCTTATTAAACATATCTCTATATTTTGGAAAAGACCTATAATTAGATTTGTGCATCTTCATATAATAATTAATAAGAGTCCTATCTCTGTTTATTCCTGAAGATATTATATCAAAATGCGTATTATCTACCATTTTAGAGACTACGCTTACGACCATTCTAGGTATCTGTAATTCCTCTCTACGACTTTTATAAGCTAAAGAACCTTCAGGCAATTCTAACATATTTGTAGTCATTTTACAAAGAGTCTTAAAGTTTAGTTCCTGTTCCATATTAAAAAGGTAAATCGTCTGCTGATCCGTTAGTAATTTCAGACACCTTATTAGTTAATTTTTGGTCAAAAGTATCTGCTTTTTTTGGGGCTTCCTGCATTACCCAATCTGTAAACTTCTGAGCAACTTTTATAACATCCTCTACACTACAACCCTCATTACAAAAATCAACTGCTGCTTTTAAGCTAGACTGTTTTACAATCATTTTCTGTACATTATCATCTTTTTTAAATCCACCTCCTCCAAAAGATTGAGGCTTTTGATATACAGGTTTTACTTTTGGAAAATTACCTCCTATAAATTCGTATTCAGTTTCTTTACCTACTACAAACTTATCTTGCTCTCTATTTTTAGATGAGTATTCTCCTGCATCTCCGTTTTCAAAAGATATTTCACTTTTATACATTAATCCGAACTTACCTTCCCAAGTTCCGTTAGGTTGTGCTGATGTTACTTTACTTTTTTTAATCATTTTAATATAGTTTTATTTTTTACTAATTTCTAGGTATTAGTATTAACCTCATATTTTCTGTTTGTAAAAACCATTCAGGCAAAGATATATTTATTTCTTTAACATCTTCAGAATAGACATTTATGTCTTTTGAACTATTTATTGTTATTATCTTTTTAGGAATCCAAGTATTCCACTTTTTATTCCTATCTATAAATTCAATACATATAGCTTTAGGAGTCGTAGTTGAGATTTTAGCAAGAGGATAACCTTGTATTACTATTCTATCTTTAAACTCCATTACCACTTAGCTTCTTGAAAGTTATAGTATTCAGTTTTGATCTCTATAAATAAATCTCTCACATTATCAAAATCACAAGTATTTAACCAAGAGGTTCTTTTTCTTGTATTATGTAAGTTATAAATTATAGTAAATAATTGACTACTACACTTATTTAACCATAAAGGATTCTCAGACATTACATCACATATAGATATAATAGCTTCTTCTTTGTTTGTAGCTTCTTTCATTTTGAAAGTGTTTTTAAATATTGTTTCCATTTGTTCGTTTTTTAAAATTAATTACGAAGCAAAGATATAAAATATTTTAATTCCTAACAGAATATTAAACAAAGTTATTAACAATTAGTATGTTAAGAAGAGAATTATAAGGAGAGAAGTAAAACTATTATTATAAGTAATAAATAGAATAAAAAAAGCTTATTAGAGTCATTTAGCTTCATTATAAGGGCATTAATAAGTTTATTGGTAATGTACCATTATTTAGCACTACAGAGCATCCTATAGCTTGTTTTTTAAAGTTCTTAGCGTAAGCTGCTGCGTAAGTAGTAGAGTCTACGCCACACCCTACCTGCATTGCAAAAACCCTGTAACGCTTTCCTACATACCATCTCGTATACGCTTCAGTATGAGTATGACCACAAACGCTTGACATTAGGTTATTCTTTGCTTTAGTTTGGGCTTGTCCTCCTTCTCCGTGTTCATAAAGAACATCATCATATATAACAGATTCAACCCAATTCCAATTAGGAGTATTTAATACTTCGTTATATGATTTTATCCAAGCAGCAGGAATACCACCTGTCATCGCTTTTCTACTAGCCATTCTATCGTGATTTCCAATACATACATCAGCAATAGGAAAAGCTTTATACCATTCAGCTACTTTTACAATACTCTTTTCAAGTTCTAGCCCTGCCGAATCTCCATTTACATCAGGCTCGTGATAGCTAAAAGCGTGATTATCCAAAATATCTCCTATGAATATTACTTGATTACAATTATAAGTTTCGTATTGATCTTGACAAAATTCTAAATAACCATCTAAGCAAAATGGTTCGTGCAAGTCGCCAACAACTAGGATATTCCTAGTGTCAGCTTCTCGCATCTTTTTTAGTGCCACTATTTCGTGAGGCTTTAATCTAAATCTATTACTTTGACTCTTTTCCAAAGTCAGCAGCAGATTGTCCTAACAACATCGCTAGGCAAGAATACCATATTTTAGATACTGCATCTTCATCAGCTCCAATTGCTCCTGCAATTAAAGGAATGACAATAGATGATATACCTAGCCATACTTTTTTAGACTTTAAAAGTTTCATTAAAATAAATTGTTTCATAATTATATATAATTGGTTAATATTCAAAATTAGTGGCTTAATATAGCCATATTACATCTTCATCTTTATTATTATCAACATCGCAATGTATAAAAGTCTTTGCGATTCCAAATCTAGTTATTCCTACTTCCATTAATGCTTTTAGTATTATATACCTTTCTCTACTACCTGTATATCCTATATCAACTGCTAAGCCTTTTTTGTGGCTACTACCTACTCTACCTCCTACTAAGGTATTATGAGCTGCTGTTCTATATCCTGAATTGATTTTAAAAGGGATACCTGCAATGCCTCTAGCAGTATCTAATCTTCTTAGAAAGTCTGTATCCATTCTGTAGCCAGAACCAACTTCATCAGGGCTATCAAATTCGCTAAGTTTAAAATAAGTTAAGTCCAAATTATGAGTACCAGACTTTGTAGACTTTAACTCCATTAGCAGTTTCACAAGCCAACTCTCTACGAATTTTAAGAGCTTTTTCATTAGTCTTTAAGTATTTAGGATTGGTTGAATTAAGCTTTCTTTTTTTAGGCATTATCTATTTTTTTTATGATGCCACCACTTATCTACAGTATAAACTATTGATACTATTAATAGAATTATCTTTAAAAAAATCTCTAAGTTAGTGAAGGTTGTTATGCTTAGGATTGCTCCGTTCACTCCTAACACTTCGCCCACTTCTTTTGTTATCTGTTTGAATGGCATCTTTTAAGTATGTCTTTAGTTTAGTTATATTAATTGTTTTCGGTTTGTAGTATTTCTTCATTATGAGTAATCAGAGGCATTTAAAAAATTACGCAAAGTTAATTCAGTTCCCTGTCTTGGTCTTTCAAGATTCATTCCATTGTAGTACGCATTAGGATCAGGAGTAACATCTGCTCCACTATTTGTGCTATATTCAGGAAAGCTACTTGTATTGTTTCTTACATACTCTATCATTCTCTCAGTATAGTATTCAGCAGTATTTCTAACCTCTTCTCTAAGATGCTGAGCTTCTTCTGTACTTAGAGCTGTTCCTGTTTCAGATGTCTTAGAATAGATATTACCATTTTCTATCTTAAATCTTAAAAAAGGTACTGCGTGGTAAAACGCCCAATTCGGTAGCATATCCCCAATATAGTCATCAACTAAAGTTTTATATGCTTCATTACCTACATTACCTAAAGTACCTGCTGTAATTAAGTCTTTCAATTTTTGTGTTAAATCAGTTCCTAGCTTAGTCTCAACATAGAGCTTCTGACTTTGACGCACATAAGGGAGTAATAGATCAATATCTACATTTAAGTTGATTGCGGTGCTATCTTTTAGCTTTGCTTCTGATATAAATAATACGTATGCCATAGTTAATTGTAATATCCGTTATTCTTCATTCTTTGTGGTGCTATTGCTACCAACTTATCGTTTTTCTCAGCAGTAAATCCTTCAGATACTGCTTTTGTATATCCAATTATTTGACTATCTTTAATTGGTTGCTTTGCGTTTCTTAGTGATGTCTTGAAAATTCTACGCAAGAAAAAATGCCTACATTGAGGTCCTCCTTTGTATAAAAAGATATTATATTTTTCTGTTCCGTAATGACCAAATCCTTTATTTACTACTTGACTATTTGCATTTACTAAATTTTCTTTAGTATATAATCGGTTAGCCCCAACCATTTTTCTACAAAAATCTCTACTTGTTCCTGATTTGTTTTTTAAGAAATTATCCGTTGCATAAACATATCTTACTTTATAATAATCATTATAAGACTTATTTACTCCATCTTGCTCACTTCTTTTATTTGGAGTTGATTTGACTGCTGAAGCTAATTCTATTTTCTCATTAGCTATTTTATTAATCTCTGCTTCAAAATCAAAATCATTATGCTCTCCATCTACTACTTCTTCATCTACTAATTCCCAATCTTCAGGCATATCCTCTCCAACTTCTTGAATCCATTTGTCTAATTCTGTAACATTGCTTAATTTACAATTACATTCTTTTTTTAGACTTGTTATTTGTTCGTGATTCTCGCAAGGCATATAGTAAGTCTTGCCATCTTGCTTGTGTTCGTGATGTCCTTTACATCCAATTCTTTTAGCTTCAGCTTCAGCTTCTTCTTTTGTGTCAAATAAAGGTAATTCTACGCCATCTGTAATCATTGTTCCTACCTTTGCAAAATCTTCTCTTACTTCTACATCTAACGGAGCTAACCCCAATTCGTCTCTTATCTCAGTTTCTGTCATTACTGCCTTAAGGTCTTCGCTTGTAAATTCTAAAGTGATAGGTTTAAGCTGAACAAAGTTTACAGGCATATCCATATCATTTACTTTGAATATTTTTCTAAGTTCTTTTACGATATGATCTTGGTATGGTTTTACAACTGTATTAAGGTAAAAGTTTGCTGCTGCATTCAATTCATCTACATTAGAACCTAATCCTGTATCGTTTTTAATACCCATTAGCATTGGACTTGTAACTCTATGCCCTGTAAGTATATTCTGAGTCAGTAATTCTTGTAAAGCTAAATATTGCTTATCAGCATCAGACATACTAATTGGAACAATCTCAGGAGTTCTAGTTCTATCATCTGAGAATGTAAGTACGAATCTACCTGCTGCTTTTTCTCCTGTAAATTTCTGAGCAATACTTTGTTCTATTTGCCTTCTCTCTTCTGCTGTAGGTACGCCATTTGCAAAACTAATAAAGTAGCTTCCTGCAAAACCATTAGATATATTAGATAAGTGATACTCTGCAACCTTTTGGTCTATCATTGCCCAATTATTAGCTGCTGTATAATCTGGAGTATGATATACATTCATATTAGGGCTATAAAGACCTGAGTACATTATTTGATTTGCACAAGTTCTATCATTAGGATTAAAGGTAGGTACTCTATGAGGTTTATTAGTCCTTGTATTTGCCCAATCAGAAGATATATAATACGCTTCTACTCTACCCATTTTATTTGGCTTCTCTGCCCTTAACTTTTCTACAGGTATATGGTATATCTCTGCTATCTGAGTTCTGTCCTTAGACCACACTATATTGAGTGCAAACGCACCCTGTAGTTTAAAGTCAAAGGCTATTTTCTTAATTACTTCGTGCAGGCTTTCATTTGAGTTAGCTCTATCCATAAAGTGCTGTAGCTTAACTCTAGCGTCTATATTTCTGTCTTCTTGATTTTCTATTACTAGGTTTTCAGCAGCTACCATCTCTGCTGTAGCATTAATAATCGCTGCCTGAGTAGATGAATTATAGTATAAATCAATTAAAAACTGAGGATATAAGTTTGCCCAATTTTCTGTTCCGTAACTTATCCAATCTTTACCTCTCTCTTCTACTACTTGTGGAGCAGTTTCAGTTTCTAAACAAATATTTATAATGTTATCTTTCATAGTTTATTTTTATTGTCCGTAGTATATGTAGTTAGTACCACTTGGTTCAGGATGTTGCGTATATTGAACTTGTGCAGTACCATCTTTGTCTGATACATACATTGTTCCTTTAGTACAAAGACCCATAACTACACCTACATCGTCAGCAGCTTCTAGGACTTGAGTTTCAGTTTTAGGAGCTTTATTTACTTCAACACTTACAGTACCATTCCAAGCTACTTCATAGACTTCGTAAGTATAACTCCCTGCCATTTTGAAGCTTGTTTCTCCAAGATAAACACTATTAGCATCTAAAGTAGCCTCATAACCAAATTGAATACCTGTATATCTGTCAGTTATACCTGTACTTAGGTTGTAAGCATATTGAACTGACTTATCCATTTCATTTGTAAACTTAAATAAATGTCTAATTTGTGATGTTGGTACAGGCTTTCCTATTAAGCTAACTGAAGCAGGAGCAGTATAATAATTGTATATTCTATTGTCCTCTGTAACGATATATCCATCTGTAGTTGAAAGTATTGGAGACTTGGTTTTAGCTTGTATCATATTATATAATGTAAAAACTCTGTATTTATTTGCTTATATAAAAAAAGAGTAGCCTAAGCTACCCTTTCTTATGATGAACGCTAGATAAATCTATATAAGGTCGAACCTTACCACCTTCATCAAGCTATAAATAAACTACCAAGTATATTAACTTGTAGTTGGGAATGTACCTGCTTCTCCAATAAATCCTGATTGGTCCCAAGGATTAGTTGTATAATCTTCTAACATAGCAAATGGTAACGGTTCCATTCCATCGAATGTAAGTGTATATCCATTTCTATCCCCAAATGCAGCACCCGTATCCATAGTACCTGCGTTAAGTTCTAACCCATTAGCCATTCCTAATGCAATAAATACATCGTGACCGTTTGCTAATTGTTGGTTAAGTTGAGCAAAAATTCTTACTTTTGTTGCTCCTAATAATTTAATTTCGTTTTGGTCTTCTTTTGTAAGTTTGTTCAATATGATATTTACAGTTGGAGTGTAGTAAATAGTTCCATTTTCTCTCGAGCCAACAATCGTATCTGTAATACTTGCAACACCAAGAGGCATTACGTATTCGTAGATTGTACTACCATCCCAATCAATCGCATCAATTTCTAACGGATTAGAACCATCATAAGTATAAGACACATCTTTGTCATATACTGAGAAAAATATCTTTTTTACTCCACCACTGATTCTATTACAGTCGAGACCTCTACCTTTTGTTAATGTTCCACAAGCCATATTTTTTTGTTTTTTAAGGTTAAGGAAGTAGAGGGTATTACCCCCCTACTTTCATTTAATTATTTATTACGAAGTTAAGACAACGTCAGCTCCAATACCTACTTGCGTACCTCCTGAATATCTTGCTACAACTCTCATATTATCTGAACCTGTAAAAGCCATATCGATTAAATCTATCCTCGTACTATCGCTTAGCAAATCAGTCCCAAAGAAAAGATTTGACCTTTCTGCTGCAACTAATACATCATCTTTCATTCCGTTACAAACTGCTAATTTGATTCCTTCAAATACTGCATCGTAGTCACCATTCATAGAGTAAGCGTTTACATATCCTAGCTCAGATATTTTTGAAATGTATAATCTGTAAGACTTAGGAGACATATATATATGTAAGTCTTCTTTAGTATATACTGCTGTTGGTATTGCTGCAACAGTTGCTGTAAGGTTTGTTATAATATTAGTTGTAGTAAATGCAGTACCTGCACCACCATCGTTAGCTACGTCAACTACAGTAGCATCTGTTACTAAATGTCCAACACCACCACCTACAAAACCTGTAAATTCTCCTGCTGTTGCATCGTTTCCTGTCCATATAGAAGCTTCTGTTCCGTTTGCAATTACCTCTCCTAAATAAGAAACTACATAGTCATCAAAAGATGCTGGAGGTGGAGCGCCTGCTCCTGCTCTCATTTGTGCAGCCTCCCAAGAATCTAGTAAAGTCTTTTTACAAAGGTCTGTATTGATTTGTAAATTTTTTGGAGTAAGAACTGCTTCTGTCATAGTTAATGTCCCTGCTTCAGTAAAATCACAAGATGCGTCTTTTATCATACTTGCTGCTGCCATCTTTTGAATGTTACTTTTATACTTGATATTTTCTATCATTGTCAAATACTCCATAGAGTTTGCTTGACGTAATGCAGCCGAGATGTAAAATCCTGCTGCTTTCCCTGCATAATTGCTAGTTGTTGCTAATGCCATTTTTTATTATTTTTATTTGTTAATATTTTTATTTATATAATTCGTATAAATACCTTTCTTGTTTTGTAAATTTAGATATTTCTCTTTTGCTTAAAGGTTTTCTATCTTCACTAAATTTGTTAGTGTTCAATGGAGCTTCAGCAGGACTTTCTGCTAACTCTGCCTTTAATTTTTCATTCTCAGCTTTTAATTCTTCTACTGAAAATTCAACTACTTCTGTAGTCTTAGTTGTTTTAGTTCTAGGATTTGTAGAAGGCTCTTTGATCTCTTCTGTCATTTCTTCTACCTCGTCATCGCCACCAACTTTAGCTTCTTTTAATTTAGCTACTGCGATTTCAAGATTTTCAATTCGCTTCTCCATACCTTTCCAATCAGCTACATCAGCTTCTTCATCATAATCATCTTTATCTTCTTCAGCTAATTCAGATGCTTCTACTTCTTCTTCAGTATCTTCTTCTTCTGTTTCTGATTCGATAACTTCAGCTACGATACCTTCTTCTTCAACTCTGAAAGATACTCCTGTATCAGTCTTATAAGTTCCAACAGGTAAAAGTATTGTCGTTCCGTCTTCAGTCAAAACTGAGATGTCTACGCCTGCTTCAAGTTCTTCAGCTGTAGATACATAAATTGTACCATCTTCGCCTTTTGCTTGCCAAGCTAATTTAACTTCTTCGTCTTTATTTAGACCAAGAGCTACTAGTATTTGTTCTTTGATGTCCATAGGTTCTTTTTTTATATAATGTAATTAATTAATTTTTATTTGATTTTTAGATATTAAAGCTATCTATTTTGCTCAATATAGCCTTCATTTCTTTAATATTTACTTCTGCATCAGAACCTCTAGAATTAAATAAAGTTTCTGCCTCTTTTACTCCTAACTCTTTAGCTGCTTTTTTTCCTTTTATTGCTAATACTTCTACCTTATCCCAAGCATCAGCAGTTTTTAATACTTCACTTCTTAATTTAGAAGCAGCTTTACTTATGTTATTTTCTAATGATTCTGCTTTATTATATGCTTTTTCTATATCATCAGCTAAACCTAATTCAACCTTTTTAGATTTTAGTTCGGTTTTTTCTTTTATTATCTCGTTAAGAGCTGATAGTATTTCAGCATCTGTTGGTTCTTTCTTTTGCATTTGTTCAAATTTATTAGTAAAGTAGCCTTCTATACTTAGACCTTTTAATTCTCCTGCTTTAATCTTTTGCCAAAGGTCATCATTAGTTATTTTCATTTTTACAAACCAAGTACCATTAGGTAAATCAAATCCGTATAATTTAGACTTGTCTTGGTCTCCTTCCTTAATCCAAGATTCTACAGTCAATACTCCACTTACTCTTTCATTATGTTCGTGAGTAGCTTTGTGATGATTGTTATGCTTTAAATATAATTCAGAAGCCTTTCTAACTGTCTCACGACTAAAGTAAACATAGTAGTCTGAATCAGTATTAGGATCATATCTGAATATTTGTTTATTAGGAATCAACGCAGGACTTATTAGCATACGCTTTTCTTCATCTACTTTAGCGAATGTTAAGTTGTTCTTTTCTTTTCCAAAAAATACGAAGTCCTGTTCTATTGCAGGAGATTCTACTAAGCTGATAGCGTCTATTGCTAACTCTTGAGAATCATCTGCTATTACGAGTTCTACTATTCTAGTTTCTTTCATATTATAATTTTAAAAAGGTAAATCATCTAAAAAAGCATAGTCAAGAGCTTTTAATTTAGATTCTAATTTTTGTATTTGTGTGTTTTCTTTATTCATAGCACCTGCATCTAAACCTAAATCTTTTAATTGTTTTGCTATTGTTTTTGCAGACTTTTTAGCTTTTGTTAAATCAGCTTTTATTTCTTTATTAATTGACTTACCTGCTTTTACATCTGCATTTCTTTCTTTTACTATTTGTGTTTTTTGATTATCTAATTTAGCCCAAGCGTCTAGAACCTTAACATATTTTTGGTCTGTTTTTTCTGCTGCTTTATGATAGTTTGTAGCAGTTTTTAATTTTTGCTCAGCATTAGAAATAAAGCTTCTTAAATCGTCCATTTCTCCTAATTCAACTCTTTGTGAACTCAAATTATATTCTTTTAATTCTTTTGCGTATTCTTCATAAGTCTTTCCTAGTGGTGTTGGATATTGCTTCATAGTAGTATTCTTTTTTTTATAGTAATCCTTATTAGCTTTTTCGCACTCTTCTTTAGTATCGTACTCGCAAGAGCCTGTCTTGCCCCATTTGTATTTTCCTTCTTTGCATTTAGTACACGGCATATTATATAATGTATTTATTTGTTATTTATTTGATTTTTAAATTGTAGCTCTTCTTCTTATATTAGCTAATTGATTCTGGCTATTACTCATCTCATCAGTTACTACAAACGCTTTTACAGGTTCTGGCTCTACTCCTCCTGATAAATTAAATTCTCCTGACATCATTTGAGGAGCAGGTTGTGAGCCTCCTCCAACTCCTCCTCCACCTCCACCACCACCTACATCTGTAGCGTATATCTTTTTTACATTGGCGATTCCTGATGCTATTATTGCTGCTGCTGATACAAATCCTAAAACACCTCCTTGGGCATACGCTTTATTCGCACCCACATAAGTATCTATAATAGCTGATGCTGCTGCTAACTCTTTATTGTCTCCTGCTAAGGCACTCAATGCTCCTGCTAATCCTGCTGCTGCTGAAAGTTCTGCATTAACTTGATCGTTCTTTATTTTCTTTTTATCTTTAGCGAATTTTTCTTCTATTTTTTTTGTATCTTCCCCTGCTAAGTTAGCTAACCTAATTTGCTCCTTGTAATTAGCATCTAGCTCTGCTAATTCTCTTTCTTTAGCTGACATACCATCTAACGATGTTTGTACTTTTGCATCTCTTAATTCATTTTCTAAAGCTACTTGATTTGTCATCTGTTCTGACATTTGTCCATTAATAGCTTCTTCAAGTTCTAGCATCTCTATTTCTTTAGCTAATAATGCTAGCTTATTTTCATCATTACCATTAGTTTCAACTGCTAAAGCTAGTGCATCTATTTCTGTTTGTAGTGCTGCCTTTTGTGCGTTTTGTTGTTCTTCTAATATTTTACTTAACCTTTCGTTTGCTTCTATACGTTCTTCAAAAGTTAAGTTTACATTATCTCTAATCTGTCTTTCATCTTCAGCAGCTTTTAGATTTTCAGCTTGTAATTTTCTAACCTCTAACTCAGCGAATTTTGCTGCTTTATTTAATGCTGTTTGTGCCTTTGCATTATTAGTTACTGCCTTTGTATAATTTGTTACTGTATCTGTAATTTGCTTTAATGAATCATCTTGTCCTGTAATTACATCTACTGCTTCTACTCCTGCTTGTTTAACATCTTCAACTGCACCTTTAAAATCTCCACTAAATAGTTTTTTAAGACCACTACCTAAGTTAGTTATAACATCTCCTACTTGATTAAATCTATCAATAAATCCTTCTTTTATAGCATTTCCAAAATCTTCTATTGCTTGCTTAGGATCTTCAAATAGTGATTTAAATGCATCAGTTATAGGAGTTACATTATTTACTACAACCTCTATAAAGTCTTGGAAAACTGTATTTATAGCAGTCATAGCAGTATTGAATCCATCCATCACTTTTTGATTCTGCCCCATCATCTCAAATAGTTTTGCAAATGCTGCCACTATAAGACCTATACCTGCTGCTTTGAGTGCTGAACCCATTTTTTTAATCCCTCTCCCGATTCCACCAAAACCTTTCTCTGCTTTTTTAGTACCTGCTGCTAGTTTTTCCGTGTTATCAGCAGCTTGCTCTAGTCCTTTGTTTACATCGCCTACATTACTGTCTATTTGTGCTTCTAATACTGCTTTTGCCATAATCTTATATTTTTATAACGATACGCTAGTTTGTATCATTGTTATTGTTACACTCATATTCCACTCTAATGTCTGATTTGAATTACCTCTACATAAAAAACCTAAGGTATTATTAGCTGTATCATCTGCTAAAATTCTCCAATTTGTAATTGTTCCTGAAGTCTTTATAGTATCCCTTTCTCTTTGTATACTAGTAGTACCACTTTTATTGATTAATACACCCCTTTCTACATATGATGCATAATCTCCGACTGATCCTGTTCCTGAAGAACCACCTGTTCTAACTACTATTGTATCTGCGTGAAAATAACAAATAGCATTATCAGGTAATACAAATCTAACTCCTGCTTCATTATTTATACCTGCTGAAACATTTGTTGTTCCTGTAGTTTGACACCCATATTGAAGAATAATATTCTGTCTTTCTGCTAAATTATCTGAAAGTTGATTACCTCCTAAAGTTATAGAGCCTGAAGTTGTTGTATTAGCTCTAGTTCCTACAGTTATCGAGTTTATAATATCATTATCAATAACATTAGCTTCTCCTGTTACTATATTATTTCTTGTACTGTTTCTTATTGAGTTTGCTTGTCCTAATACTACTGAAGATGTAGAACTACCTAAAATATTTTGGTCTCCTTTTATTATACTGTCAGTCTTGTTGAAGCTAGAAGTTAGTCCTGGAGTATATTTAAAAGCATAGCAAGTCCTAGTAGCAGGATCATAATTATAACCATACTTCTCACATTGTCTTTGATTAGGTACTATATTTTCGTTAATACCATCTGTAAAAGTAACTGTACCAATATTAGTGATAGCTTTTGGCTTTATATCAAATCCTGGAGCGAATGGTATTGTAGGTATTTTTGACATTATGGTATAAGTATAAATTCGACAGTAGCTAAGTCGTGAGGTTTGTAATCTATTTTATTTACTCTAAAAGTTCTATTCTTAATAAATACTCTGTCATTAAACTTAAAGCTTTGCACATCTGCTGCATTAAGATTAACTTTTAATTTCATTATTCGAGTATCAGGGTTGTATAATTCCAAATAATAATCTGCCCAATACAAGTTATATAAATTATCAGGAGGAGCAACAGCACCATCTACTACTAATTGACAAGAACCAAAATTTAAGTCTTTAGTATTTCCTGCTACAGTTGGTAGATTTGAAAGATGACTAAACTTTAAATATTTTAACACATTACTACCTGCTTCTCCACTTTGTTTAGGCACAAAATAACTAGAAGGGTAAGCCCCTGCAGGATTTGTAAGGCCTAAGTCTTGTACTCCATTATTATAACATATACGAGGAGAGTTTTCAAAGCCTGAAGATTCTCCATCATCACTTACTGTATAAATAGCAGGCGTAACTAATCCAGGGTAAAAAGTCATATAAGGCTTCATTATAGTAGCTGCAAATGGCTCTGCTTCTACTTCAGTTGTTCCTTGAAGTATATTAAAATAAGGAAACTCTAATTTAAGGCTTCCGTATAAATGACCTTGTACTGCTTTCTTATAATTTTGGAACATATAATCATCATCATCTTCTGTATATTTAAAAAGAACTTTTTTTGTTAAGTCTTTAAGAGGCTCTAGTTTTATTTGTGATATATCTATTTTATCTGTCCAATCGTGAGTTATACTTCTTGAAGCTAGACTTAAATCTGATGTATCACTACTATTTGTATCAGATATAAATATATCTCCATAAGGCTCTATTAAAATTTCAGTACGATTCTCAGGATTAGGCATAGTTACCAAATTAAACATCTTAAAGATTCCTTTTAGAAAATCCCATTGTCCAAGTTCTCCTCTAAGTCCACCCAAAAGATTTCCATCTACTATCTCGCTATCTATTGTCGTTATAATTACTTCAGCACTTATAACTTTTAAAACACCTCCTCCGTCAAAGTCTTGGTCGCACCATAATACATCGTCTTTATCCATTGTAACCTCGAAAGAACCTGACCAAGTTTGCTCTTGATTAGCTGCTGTAAAATCATCTGAATCCCAAAATCCTGCATTTGACTGAGCATTAGTCATATTAATACCATCTTCTAATACTGCTGCTGTACCTCCTGCTGAATCATCAAAGTGCCTCCACCTTCCTGAGAATATAGTATTACTAGTATATGATATCATTTTTATAGTATAACTAAATTCTACTTTGAACAACTGACCATCATACTGAGCTTTCCACTTACTACCTTTAACATCTGCTGTATCGTAAAAATGTCCTACTTGAGTAGCCATACCTCCAACAGGAACGGTTGAAGTAGACACAACTCCAGAACCCCCAAGAGGATTCAAAGGAGCACCAGGAGAAGCGTTTATATCTAACTCCATTGTTCCTGTTTGAAGGATACTTGTCGTTAAATCATAACTCGGCATAGTCTTATCAGAACCCCAATTGAAGTCCATATATAACTTTTTAAAGTCATCAGTATTTAAAAAATCACTAGAATATTGGAACTCAGTTTGTGCAAATATTACATCTATTAAATATTTCAAATTAATCCAAGGTCTAAAAGCATCAGCTAAATTAGTAAGGGCAGGATTAACAGGAGTAGCTCCTGCTATTATTGCATCTAAGTCAGGAAAAGAAGCCTGATGACTCCAATCTACCCAAGGGTATTTTAAAGTAGTATAAGCATCTCTAAAGCCTGAAGTCGCTGCACTTGAGTATGTTATTCCTGTTCCACTATCATTCCAACTATTCTCAATATTTGAAAGCTTATAATCGTGGCTCAATTCTCCTAATGGTAAGTTTGCAAAAGTTCTATCTTTTAATACATCAGCAAATGCTATTACTTCAGAATATAAATTTACATTATAGCTTACTTCTCCATTTTTGTCGGTTATATCTAACATTCTCAAATAGCCTTCAAATAAAACAAAGCCATCTTGTTTCAAAACACATTGCGTTCTTCGATAAGGATTAAAGTTTAAAGTATTTAAAGAGCTTCTAGTGATATCAAATATATTGTCAAAGATCTTACTATTTCTTTTACTTCCTGGTAGGTTAAAAGCTTTAGAATATGATTGTACTTTTTCAGCAGCGTTTTTAAAATTATCTACGCTTAAAGTTAATGGAATGTCTTCATCTTCGTATAAATCTAAAATTACTTGACCATCTGTTAAGTCAAAATCTGTTCCTGTATTTGTCATTCCTTGAGGAACAAGTGATAATTGTTTAATGTCAAGAATACTACTACTAGCTCCTTCCATATAAAACATAATTATAGTGCTTGTAGATACTCCATTTTGAACACCTGAAATCTGAGAACCTGCAATATCATTAATAGTAGAACCTCCTGCTAAAGTACCAATGTTAGAGTTTGCAGTACTTTGATCTAGAAAATAAGAAAATCCTCCGTGAATATTTGAAGTAGAATCATCTACCTCTATACTTAAACTATTAAACTGACTCATCGGTAAATCTGTAACTCTTTGATATACACCTGAATACACCAAATCAGAAGATGCAGTTGTACTTAATCTTATATTACCATTTAAAGAGGTAGGGTAATCAGGAACAGCACCTACAGATGCATCACTTCTAAATTTATACCAAGTATTAGGAATTGTAGGAAAAGCATTATCTATCACATCTTGTCGAAATAAACCTGTTGTTTCACTTGACTCATAAGTTGGAGCATCAGCAAGACTATTAAAATTCAAACCATCTACTATAAATTCATCAGGATTTAAAGATATTTGATTTGTTTGCCCTAAATAAGATTGAGGGTATATTACTAATTGTACTGACATATTATACTGATTGAGTTCTAAATGTTTTTGACTTCTCTACTTCAAAAGTGTATTGTATTAGTTTATCGTTTGCTATTGTTTTCTTCTCATAGCTTTTTGTAATTAACCTTACAGGAGTTACATAATTATTTAAAAGAGAATCTGTAATGTCTGTTTGATAACCATCTAGTATATAAACTTCAGGACTATTCATTAAGTCTTCAAACCATTCGGCTTCTGATTCACTAATAAAGTCTGTATTCATTTTTATTTTTTCTGTTGCATTTACTCTAAATGCTCTCGTACCTCCTCTAAAAATACTAGGCCTATAAGCTGACTCATTCCAACTACCTCGCAATTGATTGTATGTAGTTCCTTTTGTAGATATTGTCTTAGTAGATTTCTTTGTGAATGTGTAGTAATCCCAAGCACCCCATTGATTCAACCAAGCTAGTCTAATACTTTCATAACCTCTCAAGTCAGGGCAGTTTATATTGATTGTATATAAAGCTGATCTTGGCGTTGAAGAGGTAAAAGCTTGAACAGTATAATATGCTAAGTCTCCACTATTTATATGAGTTGTAAAATCCGAACTCCAATTCCTTAAATTACCAGGAAAGACTCCTGCGTATAATATCTGCTTATATATCTTAGCATTCCAAGTTGTATAACCTCCTGTATTATTATCATTATCTACATCTATATCTGAGCCTAACTGACTACCACTTGAATCGTATAACTTGAATTGTATTTTTGATATCTCTATTTCTGCTACTGTAAATAAAATAGGATTAAAAAAAGCAATCGTTCCGTAATCTTCTTTGTTTGCATATTGAGTAGTTGGAGCATTAGACAAGAATTTTTTAGTGTTATCTGTTAGCCAAAAATCTTCAAAACTATACCCAAAGTCTTTACCGTTAGAAGAAGCAAGTTCTAAGATATCTGAATATTTTAAATAGGCATTGAAAATTATATAATCTAAAGTAGTAACTTCTTGGTTGCCTGGTTGTACTAAAGTATTATAAGTCGAAGAACTAGGAGTGTTATCATAATATTCAACACCAAATACTACAGCTAAATATCTTGCAGTAGTTTTATTTCTAGAAAATTTGTCTATTAAGTGCATCGAATGAGGAGTATCAGCAGTGGTATTTGTTCCTTTGTACTGACTATTATCAAATGCTTCATTTTCAGCTTCTGTATAGTTCTCTATTAAAGAACTGAAGTCAAAGATTCCGACTCCTGCATTATTAGGAGTAGTCTTGAAAGTTCCTATTAACTGAGAAGAAGTTCCTATTGATATACTAGTATCGCTGATATATACTTGAGCTACAAATTTGACTCTTATTTGATTTGCT